GAAACGATTTGTACAAACTTGGATTGCTTTTGCTTTATCTTTAAAGATAGAGAAAGCACGAATGATGTGAACAAGACGACGAGTAGAGATGATCTCTTCGATACCACCATCATAGAATGTCTTACGAATGATGTCTGCCCAATCAACAAGTCTCTTAACAAACTTATCATCAGAAACATTCACACTTGCAGCATGTAGATTTAATAACTTCTCTTCAATCTTAACAGATGGATATGATTGCTCGAAAGTCACAGGGAATCTCTCAAGGAATGCTTCATTAAGAACATTAGTTCCGATGAATCTACCATCGTCAGAACCTTTACCTTTTGTATTCGCAGTCGCAATGACATTGAATCCTGCTGCAGGTTTTACCCATCTACCTATCTTCTTCAAGAAGATACCCTTTCCTTCAAGAATAGATTGTAGACATAGAATCTTGTTTGATGCTAAATCAATCTCATCTAGAAGGAGTATAGCTCCCCTCTCCAAAGATTCGATAACTGGTCCATTGTGCCAAACAGTGTTACCATCAACAAGACGAAACCCACCAATAAGATCGTCTTCATCTGTCTCTATCGTAATATTAACTCTAATTAACTCCCTATTTAGTTGTGCACATGCTTGTTCAACAGAGAATGTTTTACCATTACCTGATAGACCTGTAATGAATGCAGGATAGAATTGCTTAGATTGAATAATCTTTTTGATATCTTTGAAACCACCAAAAGGAACAAATGTATCATCTTTTGTTGGAACTAAGTTCTTCTCTTGAACTGGTGCGGATGGTGCATTGAATGTTTTTTCAATCTGCTCAACTGCTTCTTGTGTAACTTCAAGATTCCATTTACCTTTTGTTACTTTATATTTTTGCAACTTGCGAGTGACAGTGTTGTAATGAATGTCATTCATAGAGCAAAATGCTTTGATATCTGCAGTAGTAACTTCTGATCCATAAAGTGATACTAACTTGTCAGTAATTTGCTCTTCAGTCATTTTAACAGTGAAGGGAGTGTAAGTCATGATGTAGTTCTTTGTTTGATATACTTATTATAATCGATATCAATATCAAAACAACCATGTGTGTGCCACTTATTTAACTGGTTTATATACCCTGATCTTTTTGACTTTGGAAAAATTCAGTCATAGAAGATTGTAGTTGACCCTTATTTTCTTTTGGATCTAATTTATTATATCCCTTCATTTTTTTCCAATCTGAATAAAGTGCTTGAAGATGCCAAGATTGAGATAGACTCTTAGGTCCGTTTTCTAGTAACTCAAGTTCCATCTTGTTACTTATGTAACTTTTGTATTCTTCTCTCCAATTGGAGTCATCGTAAAGTGGTGTTGTCATTATCCGTATGTGAAAGTTTTGCCTTTGATTTGAGATTGACCCTCTGGGTTTTTGCCCTGTGGTTTAAATTTTCCTAGTTTTATATTTTTTGATTTGCCA